CGCTGGGCGACCATCTAATCCTCTAGAGTCACGCGTCGAGGAACTTCTGCGCGAGAACCCGGAGCAGTCGAACCGCCAGGTACTCGCCATCGCCGGTCTCAGCGACAACCAGCATCGGATTGCTGAGCGCGTCCGGGAACGACTGGAACAGTCAGGCGATATCCCAGCGGTGACCAGTCGTCGTGGAAGTGATGGCACTACACGGCAACTCCCGCCGCAGCCGGTCTTCACGCCGCCCGTGCCGCCTCCTGTTCCGGCACCCGAGCCGCCGAAGCCTGCACCGCGATCACGACCAGAACCGCAGCCTGAGCCTGCGCACGAGCACGCTCCGCACCACCGGGCTGTCGTGACCTACTGCGAGTGCGGATACACCATCAGCGTCGAGGAAGGTTCGGTATCGTAACTGGGTTTGACTAGATCCCGCCAGCGATCACGTTAACGGCGGCTCCGAAGTACGTTATGCCACCATATTCGATTCTTCCGTATCTACCTGCGGAAACAGCTTGAATGAAGTGAACGGTCCCGCCCAGGGTGTTATCAGCTTCGATAGCCTGGGGCACAGAGCTGGCGATGTTCGGGTCGTTCTGGCCAATTCCGAGGTACAAATCAAGCGCCCGCTGGGTGGCATCAACAGGTGCGCTATCACTGATGATCAACAGCACGGTGAAGTTGAAATCAAGAGCCCCGTCCATGGTCGAGGCGTAGTTCACATAAGGGTTGCCAGGCAGGATGACGGCGCACGGCGGGGTGACCTGATCCCGGGCCTGGCCGTCTGCGCGGAGCCCGGTGTACTTCGTGATGCTGGCGGCTAGAGCATTTCTAATCGCGATCAGGTCAGCCATCGGACGGCCCCGCTTCCCAGGTCATGAACCCGATCCGGCGGAACCCGGCGCGCTTCATCTGACGTACCTGCCGCGGCCAGGTGACGTACAGCCAGGCGCGCATGACGGCAACGTACCACCAGGGGTGCAGCGGGGGCAGCGGTTCCTTAGCCACGTCTGTCCGCCTTTGTCCAGGTGTCCGGGCGCATCCGAATCTGGCTAGCCGCGGCCGGGCTTCTTGCCGGCGTAGAGATGATGCCGCTCTTGCAGGTGCCGGACGGTGAGCTGCCTGACCTGCACGTCCGGGTGGTGCTTCCAGCACAGGTGCCGGGCCACGTGCTCGTCCGGGTCTGTGAAAGGGTGCCGGCCGAACCGCCAGCAGCGCCGGACCTGGCAGTTGGCTCTCTTCCACTGAATCCAGGGCGCGGCCAGGACGGCGAGCACGAGCGTGATGTCGCCGGCAAAACCGGACCAAAATAGGTAAACCGGTCCTGCGGGATCGTCCAGGCCGATCCAGTGAAGGACCTGCAGCCAGAGGTGGTGCACACATGCACTCCGGGAGCCCCTGGCCCTAAGCACGGTCCGTCCGGCTCGCTGCCGATCTCAGGATAACCGGAGGGAGAGCGCGCCGGTTCCGCTTCTCGCGCTCCTGCCCCGCGTCACACTGAGCGGCGTAGCTTTCGGGGCGGCGGTGACTAGTACGTCCCTCTCGTCTGCCAGGATAGCGTCCCGGGCTTCAGCCGAGGGCACGGATGGCGCCCGCGCTCGCGGCGACCAGGATGCGGACCAGCTCGAACGACTCCTCGTCGCTGAACCTGCCCGTGTCGGTCCAGGCCTGACGCCAGTTCGCGTGAATCTGCGCCATGGCCGTGATCGCCCCGTCCACGTCCGGGGTGATGCCCTGGCTTCTGCGCAGGATCTCCTCCAGGCCCGGCAGGCTGCCGTCCTGGCCGTCCGGGATCTCCGGCTGCTCGCTCATGCTGCCTCCCATTCCAGGTGCCAGGCCTCGGCTGGCTCTCCCGGCCATGACAGGACAGTGCCCCATGACAGCACGCCGGCCGGGAGAGCCAGGACCGCATGGTAGCCGGTCGGCACGGCCAGCCCGTAAATCAGGCCGGGGACCCCACGGGTACTGACGTCGCACCGCGCCCGGGTGTCCGGCCGGAACCCGGAGAATCCGCATTCAGCCGCGGCCTCGATCGCGTCGGGGATGGTCGCCGCCCCGCCGAGCAGGTCGTGCAGCGCCAGGATCTCGTCGTCACTGGCCTCGGCCCCGGTCCACCAGAGCAGGTGCGCGGCCAGCGCGACCGGGACGCAGGCGGGGAAATCATGCACGCTGGCCGGGAGCCCGGTTGGGTGCAACCTGGGGGCCGGCTTATTGAGGCCCCCGGCCAGCTCCCCGGTAGTACCGGGAGATGTTTCACGTGAATCCGGCGCGGCAGCCTGCTTCGGCGCGACGGCCTGCTTCCCGCTGCGCCGGGACTTCTGCGCCGCGCGGGCCTTGGCCAGGTTGTGCCGGGAGGCGGCTTTCTGCTTGCCGGTGCGCGGCAGTTTCCGGGCCACGGCCCGCGCCTTGCGGAGGTTGGCGACGTCGGCGGCGCGCTGTTTGGCTGTGATATGCGAGACTTTCGGCGCGGTGGCCATAACTCGTCCCGGTGACCGGGGTGCCCCGGGCGGCAGCACCAGGCGTACCCGGCGCGGAAGCCCTCTTTGTACGGGCAGCGGACCCTGGCGGACGGCGGCGTCAGCCCCCGCGGGCACCAGTAATGCACGCCGAGACGGCAGGCCAGCCAGGACAGGAATGCCTTGGTCACCGGCTCTTGCCCCCTCCCCGGCGTACGCCGGACTTCAGGTTGTCCGTGGGTATCAGGGCCGCGCAGGTGACAGTCGTCAGCACGAACATCAGCCGCCCCCTTTCAGCCGGATGACCACTCCGGGCAGGTGCAGCCAGGCGCTGTGCCCCTTGACGTAGAACAGGCCGAGGCGCAGGTCATGAGAGTCGATCACGACCCGGCGCGCCCGCGAGTGCTTCCGGATGTGCATCACACGCCCACCTTCCTCCTCGGCCGGACGAACGGCCTCAGCATCTCGGTCAGCCACGGATTGGCGGCGATGCGCACTGCGCCCAGATCAGAACTGCCGGCCACGCCGAACGGGGCGTCAGACATACGGAAGACGTCCTCGGCCAGGATGCGGCTGGCCTCGGGGACCTGCCACGGGATTGCCGGCCAGCCCCATGTGGTCGCAATCTGCACCCGGTTAACCGGAGAGAACGGCCAGGTGAAGGGGAATGTCCGGCCCGAGCTGATCACCCGGATGCGCTCGTACGGCCGGGGCTGGCCCAGCGCGTTCAGGTTGAAGGTGTCCTCGCCCAGGAACCGCTGGTAGTCCGTATTCTCGGTCCAGGCCTGCTCGTAGACGCCATCGCCGTCGAAGTCCACGTTCAGCGAGATGGTGGTGCCGGGCACCATGTCATCGACGCGCAGCGAGTAGATATCGCGCGGCACGAAGGTGCGAGTCTCGGTGATCCGGTTGAAATGCCTGCCGGTATACGAGTTCACCCACCCGCACGCCGCGGCGATCGAGGTCTGGACCTTGAAATCCTGGCTGGAGTCGGTAAGGCCGATCCGGTCCTTGAATTCCTCCGCGCCGATGTACCACAGCTGGGAGACGTTCGGCGGCAGCACCCGCCAGGTGCCCGGCTGGACGTCGCTGACCGCCCCGGTGCCGATCCACTCGAAGCCCCACAGGCCGTCTACCCCCGTCACGGACGGCGAGCACGGCACGGACAGGGTGTACTTGCCGGTGCTGACCTTGATGACGTCGGCCGGGCTGACGCCCGCGTACGTGTGCGTGACAGCCGCGCCGGACGGCTCGGTGATGACGCATGTGATGGTGGTCGGATCAGCGGCAGCGCCGGAGGCATTGATGAACGTATTGGCGATCAGCGCGATCTCGTTGGCACTGTCATAGAAGACAGTCGCGGTCATCTCGGCATCACCTCCTCGTGCAGAGGCCCCGCACGGAAGAGGTGGCTGACCTTGCCATCAGGATACGCCGGCCAGGCTGGATGCGGTCTAGCTGACAGCCGCCGCCATCCCGTACGGGTCAGTGACCGAGGTCGCGGTACTGGAGCCCTTGACGACGGCGGTCTCGACGGCGACCGCCGGCTGCCCTGCGATTGCCGCGCTCCCGGCGAGCCCGGCCACGGCGTAGGCAAAGGCCGTCTG